AGAAGTCCCCTCCAGCTGTTCATTCAGTTCTCGCATCCAGGGTGCTGCAACCCTGGTGGCCAAAACCTTCATGAACTCTCGCATCCTCCCAAGAGTTCTGGTGGTTGTGGCTTCGAGGAGTTCCAGAGAGACATCCAGATCTCCAGTGGCACTTTTGAAATTCTCGAGTGCTGCTGCAAATCGCTTCCCCTCATCTTGTCCGAGGGTAGCCACTGCAACAAATGCCCTGACATTCCCAACCACCTTGGCCAGTGGAATTCCCAGCTCTTTGGACTTCTTGATGATCAGAGCAAAGACATCTCCCAGGGTGCGTCCATCGTCAAATAGGTTCTCGAGGTTGATACCCAGTTTCCCCATGACCAACTCAAGATCACTGGATGGTTTCTGGAGTGCTACTAGAGCCTGTCTCAATGAGACTGCTGCTTCTTCACTATTGGATGCAACCTTTGTGATGTCTCCAAATGAGGTGGCCAGTTGATCGAGTGGGACTTTTAAAGCTGCTGCAACCGCTGTGACTTTGGCGAGATTGGAAGCAACCTCCTCCACGGTTGTCTGACCGATCACCTGTGTAGCGAACAGTTTCTCAGAGACGCTCCGGGCTTCCTCGACTCCGAGACCGTAGGCACTCATCACCTTGGTCAATGCAAAGACTGAATTGGCCAGGTTTGCTGATCCCGCAACTGCTAGCCTGTTGGCCTCCTCCAATGTCTTGATGGCATCGCTGGCACTTACTCCAGCCGAGATCATATTGAAGAGAGCTTCTGCAAGATCATCCAGAGGGGTTCCACTGGTGACTGCTATCCGCTCCAGCTCGACCCTGAATTCCCCGAGCCTATCCCTGGCCTCTTTTCCCAGGGTTCCGATCTTGGCGATGTCTTCTTCAAACGCTGCACCCAATCGGACCGCTTGGATGGCTGCCATTGGACCTGCCAGGGATAGCAGGGTAGCTCCCATCCTGGTGATGGCTCCACCGATGGCAGCAAAGGCAGCAACACCGGCATTCTTCAAGCTGACCAGGGACCGCTTGACCAGTGCAAAGGGTGCAGCTGTCAGGTTCTTGGCCTGAAGGACAATCTGGAGGGTTGTTTTTCTAGCTGCTGGCACGGTTCTTTTTCATTTCTTCAGCCTCCACCCTGTTGACTTCATCGCTGACTATATCGAAGAGCTGCATGAATGCTCTGGACTGATCCTGACTTCCTCCAGACACTGGCCAGATGTTGTAAACCTTTGCTCTCAGTGCTGACCTGACTCCTTCAAATATTTCCGAGTTGACCATTTTCCTTGGGCACTCATGAAGCCCTGTGAATCCAGCACCGTGACAAGCACTGCAATCAAGTGTGTCTCCATCGCAACTCATGCAAGGCAATCGATCTTGTTCATGGGGAGTTGGCTCGTCGCATCCCCATGATTTTCGCATTGCATCTCCCTGAGTTCCTGGTTCTTTGCAAATCCTGCAAGAGTGAGGATAGCGGTCGAACCCCATCCGCACTGCGATGATTACTTTCCCGCATCTTCAGGAGTCAACCCTGAAAGCTGGAGTGCTGCTTCTGCAAGAGTGCTGGCGATGTCAATGGGGAGCAGGTCGATTGAGTCAATGCTGAATGGGACATCCCCACCGCTTGAACTTCTCAACCGCTCCCAACCAACAACAGAAATCTTCAGTAGATCATAGATCTTCTCTGGCTCTTCCTGTGCCATCGCCAGCACTCCTGCAATCTTGGCAAACTCTCTCCCAGTCATTGGCTTCAGCTGGAATACTGTCTGGTCCTTCTTTGGTTTCTTCTCATCTGATGGAAGGACAAAATCCATCGGGATGTCTGGGTCTACGATTATCGCCATCAAGATCCCCTCTCACCGGGTCTAGAGTGCTAGGATTACGAGTTCATCATTTCCGTTGGTTTCATTGAAAGACAACTCAACCTGGTTGGTGGTCAATCCGGATCGCTCTCCACCACCAACGCTGCTGAACTGTGCTTTGTTGGCACTGATCAAGAATTTGTTTTTTGCAGCAGAACCGATGGTGAGATCCAATACACCCTCGGTGTTGTCATAGAGTGAATTGAACCAGTCGATTCCTCCGGCAATCGTATTACCTTCTGGGTCCATCGATCCGCCAGCAGCTCTGCCAACAATCTTGCTGGAGATCAATCCTGCCGAGGTGTTTGGATCGGATCTGTACTGGAGATCATTTCCAGAAGTCATCTCCAGGGAGTTGACATAAACTGCATTGCTCCCGTGAACAGAGAGGATGTTTGTTCCCATGAAGGTGGGTGGAGTGATGGTGGGGTAACTGATTCCAGTCAGCATAGTCGCATCCATTGTGATGTTCAGACCTCCTGTGAGTTCGATATCCATCATCATCGGTTGTCCAACTTCTGCCTTGAGGGTGAAGTTTCCCCGGCATCCGTTCAGTTTGTGGAGCAGTCCATCGTTGTATACCCAGACCGTTGCACTGCTCAGATAGTCAGCCTCCCCGCTATCATTGAATTCCGAGGTGGGTCTGTAGTAGACACCCTGGCCACCAGTGGCCGCCGATGTCCCACTGGTTGTGGCCGAGGCTCCTGAAGTTGCCCCCGTGATGACTTCACTACTTGCAAATGCGGAACTCTCTGTGATGTACATGGTCTCGCCATCCGCTACTGACTTGACGCAAACACCGACACCAGTGCCACCACCATTCAGGACTTCACCAGGGACAAATGGACCACCGCTGACGGTTCCGATTCCAATAGTCTTCAGACCTGAGAACTCTCTGAACCCACACATCTTCAGGATGGTTCCAAATGGTGGAGCAGTCTCGACAACATTGGATCCAATCAGTTCCGTGGTGAATGAGAGACTTGCCTGTCTCATTCCAGCGATGGATGCCAGACTTCCGATGGAAGACCTGAATGGAGACCTTTCAAACTGCTGGATGTCTGGAGAGAAGCTGGATTCAAAGACATTGAATCCGGCATCTGCTGCTACCAGAGCAGTCTCCATCGTGCCTTCTGTTGCTTCTGTCTTGATTGCTATCTGTTGCCGTCTGTTCAGGAGTGACATTCACTACCTCATTTCTTCAACTGTAATTGAGATCTGATAGGCATTCACAGATGAAGCCTCCCAGGAAATTGTATCTGATACGAATCGAACCGTTATTGCTGTTGTTTCCCCTGGGGGAATCCATGTGAAGGTTCCAGATCCTCTGGTGTCTCTGAAGAGCTGGACAATTTCATTCTTGTCATTTGCACCGGCAACCTTCCATCCCAGTCTCCACTGCCTCAGGAATGGATAATGAGACCGATAGACATTTCGCCGCTGGATCATTCCAGCTGGTGCAGTTGTCAGGGTCCGATGGATCCTGACTTCCTCAACCTGTTCAGGTTTTGATAGAAGGAGAGTCATCGGATCACCTCTGGATCACCCGCCTGGTGAGCATAGGTCACACTCATCTGGATAGTCGCTCCCACAAATGGCATCCCCTCGCTGAGTCTGAAGGGGGACACTGTGGAGATCTCTGAATCATGAGCATATCCACCTCGAGAATTGTCAAGGTTGAGTGCTTTTTCAACATCCGTGACCAAACTATCAATCAAGGTCCAGGTGGATCCAGTGACGGTTGAAGTGTCGTGGACTGCCCAGATGTCTATTCCGATGGTCAGGTCACAAGTGTACTGATCAGAGGGTCCAAGGGACTTACTCTCAGAATCGAACTGGACCACAATGGTTGGGACGGTCGAGACATTCAGACCAGTCTGGAGGAATCGCTGAACCCCTCCAGGGATATCATTGTCGTACCCACCAGCAGTGGAGATGGCTGCACAAGCAGTGGCAACATTAGCCGTGATATTCTCTCTGACTGATGCCATCTACCTGCGTCCCTTCCCACGCTTCCACCTGGTTGCAAGTTTTGCATCAAGTTCTTTTTCAAATCGACGCAGGGAAACTTTCTGGAGCTTCTCCCATGTGTAGAAGAATCTGAGCCTCCCAGGCTTCAAGGTCACCGATTTGACCAGTCTGAAAATTGGACACCATGGGCGTCGCTCTTTCGCTCCAATTTTCCTATTCGATGAATCTTTCATCGCCTTCTTGGTCATCTTCTTCCTGGTCAAGATCACCTGATGGGATCCCTTATCGATCAGCTTGAATTGCCAGGTCTTTTGGTCCAGTGCCCTTCTGACTGTCTTCCATCGTCCTTTGACATTCCCATTGGCCTTGGTGTTGACTTTCCGATGGAGTGCATCCATCCCAGTGATCGGAATGGCCAGGTTGCCTCCATCCCTGCCTTTGACGGTTCCTCCAACCTCGAGACCATGTGCAGCAAAGCTGTGAGTTGAGATCTGGCCATCGATCTGACTGACCTTCTTGACCTGGGACTCATTTCGAGGAGTCATACTCCAGATGAATGTGGATCCAACATTCCTTCCAGATCTGGTATTCCCTGCCCCCTTGGCTCCTTTGCCCTTGATATGGACAGGAGTGGACTTCAGCCAGTCCTTCCTGAATCCTGCCAGCACCCTCCTGGTCCCTCGATACATTCCCTGAGCTGCCAGCTCTGGACTGATGGACAGGAGCTTCTGCACCTGAGGGAGATTGGGCATCGAGAATCCAGATCCAACTACTGGCTTGACCATTTATTGACTTCCAATCAATCGCCAGACACCGGCATCCCCTGAGATCATCCTGGTGATTCTGATCCTTTGAGCTGCCCCAAATCCTCTGGTTTTCACATCTGCCAGGTCTTGACCAACTGCAATCGAGGAGACCCCTGCTGTGGCATCGTTGGGAATCTGAATCTCAACAGACCTGACCAAAGTATCTTGGAGAGTGGATATCGGAGTCCTGAAGACAACAGCAGAAATGGAGATCCCAGCTGCCAGGTCTCCCGATGGGTAGTATGTGATGGTCTCCCTGGGAGAGAACCCAAAGAAGTCAACTATCCCCATCTGAGCCTCCTCCAGTGAGATCTCTGAATCTCGAGGGGTCCAGGGTCGCTCCTGCTGGACTTTATTGGACTGCCCTGACTCCTAGCACTCATCGAATTTGCCCCTCTGAGAATCGGTATCATTTGACCCCCAACAGCTTCCAGAGTCCTGGATCATCCTCGATCAGTTCCACGATTCTCACCCTGGAGGCTGAGTCCCCTTCCCGGATAATCACATCCGCCAGATCTTGCCCTGGTGATGGTGTGGATACTCCTTTGGTATCGTCAGTGCAAACCCAGAACTCCACGCTGGTGGTAACAGAATCAGCTGTTCCGTAGTCATGCAAATCAGGCTCGAGACGCTCCACAATAGCATTGATGGTCTTGGCATCTCCGATCACTCCTCCTGGATAGTAGGTGATCGATTCTCCCAGTAGAGGAAGACTGACCATCTCGCATCCATCAGTCTTCAGCATGATATCTTCAACTGAGACTGTGAGAGTGACTGCGAGATCTGCTGATCCCGTGAGACTGACCGCTACACTGCTGATCTCATTCAGGAGTGCTGCAATCGAGCCTGAGCCACTGACAGAAGCTTCCAGACTCTTGATAGCATTGAGAGTGACTGAGAGATCTGCTGATCCCGTGACTGATCCAGACAGGAGATCTACCTGGATGACCACCCCTGCCAGAGATGCTGATCCAGCCACTGATCCAGTCAGGGACTTCACGCTGGTCAGGGTCGCTCCCAGGGACGCTGACCCCGTGACCGATCCTCCCAGAGTGTTCACGCTGGTGAGAGTTCCCGCCAGCTCTCCCGAGCTGCTGACAGCTCCTTCCAGGCTCTTGACCGCACTCAGAGTTGCAGCAAGGGTCGAGGATCCCGCAACCGATCCTGACAGGAGTTTGCCTGTCTCGACGGTTCCCGCCAGCTCTCCCGAGCTGCTGACAGCTGCTTCCAGACTCCTGGTTGCACTCAGGGTTGCTGCAAGGGTCGAGGATCCAGACACCGATCCTGACAGGAGTTTGCCTGTCTCAACGGTTCCAGCTAGATCTCCTGAGCTGCTGACTGCTCCTGCCAGACTCCTCACTGCACTCAGGGTTGCTACCAGGCTCGATGATCCAGACACTGATCCTGACAGGAGGGTGCCGGTTTCGACGGTTCCCGCCAGCTCCCCAGAGCTGCTGACCGATGCTTCCAGGCTCTTGATAGCATTCAGAGTTGCTGCAATGGATGCGGATCCAATGACAGATCCTGACAGGCTCCTGATTGCACTGAGAGTTGCCGCCAGGGTCGAGGATCCTGCTACCGATCCCGTCAACAGATCGACCTGGGTGAGAGTTCCCGCTAGGTCTCCTGAGCTGCTGACTGCCGCTGACAGGCTCTTGACAATGCTCAGGGTTCCAGCAAGGGATGCCGATCCCGCTACAGATCCCGCCAGTAGATCGACCTGGGTAAGAGTCCCCGCCAGCTCTCCCGAGCTGCTGACTGATGCTGATAGGCTCTTGACCGCATTCAGAGTTGCTGCAATGGATGCGGATCCAGTGACAGATCCCGCCAGTAGATCTGCCTGGGTGACGGCTCCAGCCAGGTCTCCAGAGCTGCTGACCGATGCTTCCAGGCTCCTGACTGCACTCAGGGTTCCCGCAAGGGACGATGATCCAGTGACAGATCCCGACAACAGATCGACCTGGGTGACGGTTCCCGCCAGCTCTCCCGAACTGCTGACTGATGCTGACAGGCTCCTGACCGCACTCAGAGTTGCCGCCAGGGTCGATGACCCAGCAACCGATCCCGACAGGAGATCTACCTGGGTGACGGTTCCCGCTAGGTCTCCAGAACTGCTGACCGATGCTGACAGGCTCCTGACCGCACTCAGAGTTGCCGCCAGGGTCGATGACCCAGCAACCGATCCCACCAGGAGATCTACCTGGGTGACGGTTCCCGCTAGGTCTCCCGAACTGCTGACTGCCGCCGACAGGCTCTTGACGATGCTCAGAGTTGCCGCCAGGGTCGATGACCCAGCAACCGATCCCGACAGGAGATCTACCTGGGTGACGGTTCCCGCCAGGTCTCCCGAGCTGCTGATTGCCGCTGACAGACTCTTCACGAGGCTCAGGGTTCCCGCAAGGGACGCTGCCCCGGTGACCGATCCAGCCAGGAGTTTGGTGGTGCCACCAGACAACTCGGCAAAAAACAGTGACATCGAAACGCCGGAGTTGGTGTCTGCTCCCGTGTCCCAACCGTAGTAAGAAGAACCCGTGGATGTCCAGTTCCCATCGAAGGCAGAAAAAGACCCTGCTCCGCTATACTTCTTGAAAAACCATGTGAGTTGATGCTTGGAAGCGATAATCGACTGTCCACCAATGGTTGTCCCGCTGAGGGGCCAAGTAGCCGTCGAGTCAACGCTCGTCGATCCGGTGCCCACCGGGCTTGCTGTTGGATCTATCGCTGTCGCTCTTCTGATTGTACAGAAAAAGACATTCATAAACTCGTTGCCGACAGTCCCCAGTCTCCATGCACCAGAGGTTCCATTGTTGTCGCTGGGTTGTCGCCACTCATAATCTTCTTGGTCTGGCAGGATAAACGATGAAGACCTGCAAGCATCTCTCATGTCAGTTTCAAAGGAAGTATCCGCTCCCCTGACCACGAAGCACTTAAGTTGCCTTGGAGCGTTGCCACCGCCGGAAGCACTCGCATCTGTATATGACACCGTTTGAAAAGTACCGCCCGATCCAGCAAGTGCGTGACTACTGGTTATGGGCAAGACCCAGATCCCCATCGCCTGTCGCCCACCATTACTGGTCGCCCGTCGGTATCCAAAATCGATGAAGTCGGTAGAGCCGGTCCCCCCGGCACTAGTTGTGTAGGTCACTAGTTGTCCAGATACATGAACGGAATACCCGTTGGCATCAGTACCAGGGTTCAGGCTATTACCGTTTCTTTCTTCGGTATGCTGAAGCACTAGATAATCGCCAGCAACCAAGGCACCTGTTGCTCCAACTGACTCGATTGTCAGGCTCAACGAAGCCGAAGTTGCTGCGGCCTGTAGGTTGCCTTGTAGATCCAGCACCTCAAGTGCCATCAGGTCACCGTCAGTTCTACTGTCAGCGTTCCTGGACTCTGGCATTTGGTCACATAGAAGGTGATCTGCTCACCTTGGGCTGCACTGTAACTGACGGACGGACTCACCCCATAAGTGCTTGCACAAGTGATGTCTGTTGCCAATAGATACGACGAAGCATAGGGGTCTGTCGATTTATATGGATGAGCCGCCGGTAGAGAGTTGGAAGCCCCTGACCCCCAGTATTTATGGGCTAGATATCCTTCGATCTTCTGCCTGATTTCAGTGGAGACTACACCCTCAAAGAAGATCAACTCAGAGATGGTACCGTTCAATCTCCGTAACTGCGGGGATCCGCCTCTATCTCTTCCGAGGACAGCCATCCCGTTGTAGGTCCAGCCTCCGGTCAAAGAGTTTATCGTGATAGACTGATCGGTATATAAAGCGGTGCCGTCAACCCACTCAGACAAAATGGATTTTGTACCGGTATCTTCCCCACACACCAATACTCTCATTTCGTCGTTGCCGAGGTCTGGGTCTTGATAGTTAAATTCATTCCCTGAGTCGTTCCTCACTCTGAGGTCTCCCCCTTTGTGGCCCCAGGTCGAGTTCCAGGCAGTGTCCCCGATGTCGTATGTGCCAATTATTGGAGAATTGTTAGACGATGTGTAATCTCCGATCACTGCAAACACAGAGAAAGCCGCATCGTAAGGAAGAGAGTAGGTTCCTAAGTAGCCAGTGAGGTACTGCGTTCCGTCGAAGTCGATGCCTTCGTTTGAGCCGGGACCAGTTACCGTCTTGTAAAGAGGCTCATCCCCTGAAGATGTCTGCCTGAAAACTGCCTGATCTTTATCCCACGACCTCCATACACTAACGGCATCTCCATCAGAGGCACCGGCAGGGGAGCCAACATCCTCGGCCCTGAAGTGCCAGAGCATTTCCCCATTGTCGTCGTAATCAGAATCATCCATGAGGGGGGCATTCGGTGTACTCATCTTCAGGTTGAAGGCAGCAGTACCCGAAGAAATCTTGGCTCGGACTCCAGTGATGGTCTTGCCGGAACCACGCCAAAGAGCTGTTGATCCAACGGCACCATGACTCGTCAAACCGGGATGGCAGTTTTCAAAGGTGTACTCGTAAACAGCCATTTCACCGCCCATCTTTCTCTTCTATAGCACTGGTTGTGAAAGATAGATCCCCGGAGAGATCGGAGGTGTAAAATCCCTCCGGGGATTGGCAAAGAAGATATCAAAATCAGTTCAGGGTGAGTGTGAGGTTTCCTGAACTGATTTTTGCTTGGTCTCCATTTCCGACAGTGACACTGGTGATCGCAGTGTGGAACAAGATTGTTCCAGCAGTCGTGTTCACTGTCCCAGTGTTACAAATTGCGATGTGGGTGATTGCCCCCCAGCTAGCAGTGGCAGTTGTCCAGGTGATGTCAGCATTAGAGGTCGCAACCCTCAGTGCTGGATTCACCGTGAATGCTCCCGCCAGTGCTTGCCTGGTGTATGCACTGGCGGTGGTGGTTACCTCATTTGCTGGGGTGCCGTCAGACCCTGGATCTCCAGTAAAGAGACCGATGTACAAGGCTCCCGCTCCTGTAACAGCATTCCCCTCGATCAGATAATCAAGGACATCACCAGCACCCGTGACAGTGAAATCAGTCATTGATCACCTCCTATGTGAGAACATTCTGGATGGCGTACTGCCAGTAAGCAGTGCCGACATTCCGAGAAACCTTGACCCCGTACTGATGCATATCAGAGTTGAACTCGAGGTCAGATCCTTCAGCCAGTGCAGTGATCTGTGGAGCAGTCTCCTCCTGCAAGATAAATGACTTGCTCGGGGAGTCTGCACGGAACAGATAAAAGGTCACAGCATTTGTGAGCCTGGGATTCACCACAAAACTCACATTGTATCCAGCCAGGTTCACCAGGGTATTCGTCCTGGAGGAACTGCCATCAACGATCACGGAGTCAGTCAATGCTGCTGCTGTAACAGAGAACAGAGCTGCTGGAACCATACAAACAAAGTTCCGAGCCTCTGTGTTCATTGGCTCACCCTGATCATCTTTGAATCCAAGAGCCTGTTGGATAGCTGCGATGACCGCAGATTCCATCTCAGCTGCTGTGGGAGTAGATCCAGCCATCGCTGGAACCAGAGCATTGTCCTGGGTTCCGCTGTCACCCTCAGTGTGACCAGTTCCGAAGAATGCAGTTCCATCGTAAGCATTCCCAGGAGTGACGATGAGATCAGTGAGAAGTTTGGTCCAGTGCTGCGATGCTCTGACTGCCAACTCCGAGATTCTCAGCTGGATCTGGTCGGTTTTGTCTCGACGAATCTCCTCGACAAGCACCTGCAAGGTACTCTCAAAACGCTTGTTTTGGATGGTGATTCCGTTGGTGCGGAATCCTTTGGCATTTCGACCACCCAGCCATTCTGTGAGTGGTGCGGTCATTCCGAGCCATTTGTATTCTTCGCTGGATTGATTGCTGGCGACACTCATCGCAATCGCATCCACCCATCCTGGAGGAGAAGTTTCCTCCAGAGCTGTGGCCAGTCGTCCGATGATCGCTCTCGATCCGAGGGGAGCTGCTCCACCTGTAAAGTCTGCCATCTTGATTTCCCTTTCAGTTCAAGAGGTTAACGGTTGCTGACTGCATCCGCTGAGAAGTAAACCTGGCAAGTGGTGCCAGTGACATGACGCAAGACCTTGCCGATTGGCAGGTTGTCGGTCGAAGTCAGAGTGAAAGTTCCATCGTCTGTTGCGTAGACCGCTACGCCAACAGAAGCAGCTGAGGCACCAACCGCATCGATGGTCACCACTCCCTGGGAAACAACTCGAACCTTCTCACCACCAGAAGCAGTGGAGACAATACCCCGTAAGGCAAATCCACCAAATCCAGAGGTGCCGGTTCCGTCATAGGGTTGAGCCAACCCTGAAGCCAACTCAATGCATGAGCCTTCATAGGTGGTCGTACTCGCAACCGCTGTGATGTCATTGATGACAGGCTCAACCCCTGCCTCATAGGTCCGTGCAGTGTCTGCTGCAAGTGCCATCAGATTCTCCCATCAGAGGGTTTGATCGATCCCCCAGAGATTCCTTTTTTGTAATTGATGTAGAACTTGGACTCTCCAAATTCTCCCTGGATGTTCTTGTCATTCTGGAACTCTGCAAGCCAACGATCCTCATCATTCATCGGAGTCTCTTCGACCTCGACTTCCATCCCAGCTGGTGCCGGAGATTCAGTGATGATGGTGGAGAGTCGATCTTCCATCCTGGACTTGACATCAGAAAGCAATGCTCCCTGTGCCTCCTCCAAACTGACTCCACTCTCGATGAGATTCTTTGCCAGTTCATCTTGTCCAGTGCATTTGGCACTCAGGATCTGGCTGATCCTTCCCCGCTCCTTCTCAACAGCAAGCTCTACATCGCTCTTTGTTGGGATTGCTTCTTCCGTGATCTCTGGTTCGAGATCTACTGGCTCGAGATTGTCGGACATCTGGTCCTCCTTGATGGTTGAAACTGTGTAAACCGAAGCCTCCACAGTTGATGTCTCATTTGAAAGAGAAACCGCATGGGTGTTCTCATCTGCCCCAAGAGCTGTGAATGTCACTTCTCTGAGCCAGGATTTCCGGAATATATGCCCTGGACCTTCCAGGGTGTTTCCGTTTACTTCTGCTGTTTTGCCTTCTGGCACTTTTTCGATGCTATCTGGTGGGATGTAGATCGAGGCTTGCCAGGGGAATCCTTCACGAGCCATGGCCAGGACTTCTCTGCCGTCATCTGTGGTCTCAGTGAAGAACCCTTCTGCAACTAATCCCTCTGAGGTCTTCTCAATCTTGTCTGTGAATCCAACCACCCTGCCTGGATCGTGGTCTCTTAGTGCAGGTTTTCGTTGCCGACCTATGCGGATTCCATCCATATCGATTGCGAAATTCTGCCAGTATGCGTGTTTCTCAATCACCCCGCCTGAGTTGGCTACCATCCGGAATCTTGGCTTGTCTCCTTCTGGCTCTGCCATTTCAAACCGGAACATATCCCCGCCATCGCTCAACCGCAGTGCTTCAGTGGGGATGGTAATCTCTTCTTGTTTCATGGAGTCTCCTCAACTGTTGGGATGCCGAATTCCGCTTCCATTTCCTGAATCTTCCTCTTCTCGATGGCTCTCTGTTCCAGCAGGTCAGACCAATCCCTTCCCTGACTAGCTGCCTCCTCTGCCAGCGTTGAAACTCCCAAATTGATGGCAGCCTCGCTTGCCTGGGCCTCTTTCAAGGGGTCCACCCATGCCCACCCTGGAGGAATCCATCTGGTCTTGGTCAACTCCATCCTGGATTGATCGAAATCCACAAACGGAATCTCACCCTTTAGCCATGCTTCCTCGATGAGCATTTCATAGATTGGTTGGCAAAATCTCGAGCAGAGGTACTGCTGATGCCGTTTGAACATCCTTCTGGATTCCAGAAGAGCTGCCCTGGCACTGGAGTAGTTGGTTTTGGAAAAATCATTTGTAACCAACTCGAGGGGGAGACCCAGAGAAGCACCGATGGCTCTCAGGTGCCGCTCGACAAATGGATCAAATGTGTTCCCCACATTGGTTGGATTTCCGAATTGGACAGTCTCACCAGGGGAGAGGTACTCAACCATCCCCGGTTCAATCTCATTGATCCGCTGGCCAGATCGAGTGGCATCCGCTCTCTGGAGTGCCG